TAAATTGCGGAGGAACCAGTTTTTCAGCAGAAGCAAAGTCAAAATTAGAAGCAGCATCTCTGTCTAATTGCTTATCAATTGACGTAATTTGTTCTAAATTCTCTTTTCTACGTTTTTGCGCTGCTTCGCTAGTTAAATTAGCAATTCTGCGATTTTCGTCAATGAGTCTGTTTTTATCAGCATTTAACAATGAAGCAGGGCTAGGTTGCGCTACAACTTCAACAGGAGGCAACATAACATCTTCCGCAGGAGCCTGAGACACTTGACCAGCAGTGGAGGCAACAGGAGCTGCGGCAGGAACAGGACTAGGCGTAGTGCGACCACCAGAGATAGCCTGTTGCAGTGGCATTTGCTCAGAAAATATTTTCAGCGCCTCATTAGGATTAGCACGTATATAAGCAACCTTCAGCGGATCATTAGCAATCTCAGGAGACTTCAGCAAAGTCTCAATAGCGCCCTGCTGTGCCATTGTCTGCTGACGCTTAAGCAATGCGTCCTGCTGTGCCAACTGAGTCTGGGCAATCTGTTGCTGCGTTACATAGTTCTTAATTCCCTGATCGTAAGCGCCACCAGCAGCACCAAAGCCGCCAGCCAATGCGCCTAAAACATTCTCGGCAGCAGAGCGACGAGGGCCAACACGACTCATACCTTGAGCCAGTGCCAGACCTGCACCTAGCAAGCCCTGAACATTAGCCCTGTTCTGCAAGTTCTTAGTTTCTTCAGCGCCAAGCAAGCCCTGAATGTAACTAGGAGCCGCTTGACCGAAGATGTTAGGAATGTAATCTGTAATTGCCATATATCACCCTAAGAGGGAAATCGGTTGCGGTCTAAGTACAGTGCCTTGCTGTGGGTTTAGCAGACTCATGAAATCACCGGCTTGAACCTGACCACTCTTAACTTTACCAGCAGGAGCAAATTGCGCTTCAGGCTGCTGCATCATTTGTTGTGCAGACTTTAATGCTTGATTAGTAAGTGTCTGGTTTTGCTGGGCATACTGACCAACACTTTTAAGCCCACCTAATGCAGTATCCATAAAGCTAGTTTGATCTAATGACGATGGAATCATTCCAGTACTAGGGCCGCCGCCTACTGAGCTACCGCCAATAGCAGGAGTTCCATAAGGATTCATAGCAAATGGAGCAGTATTTATAGCAGGAACTACTGGTGTATTTGTAAATACAGCAGTAGGTAATTGAGAATTAGCCATTGCTGAAGCATTTGCCACACTCCCACCAGAACCCATAGCAGGATTTAAACCTTGTGAACCAGCTAAAAGTGCTGCGTTCATTAGCAAACCTTTTTTGGTATCGCCGCCAGCAAGAATATTTGTTCCTATGCCGTTAATTAAAGCGCCAGTAATTGATGGAAATAGAGAACCGCCCATTATTTACCCCCTTGAGGCGTAGCTTGTTGAACAGTCTGAGTCCCTTGTGGAACACTGCTAAACAAGTTAGCGAATTGACTAAGTTTCATCTGTGGCAAGTTTTGCTCAAAGTTAAAGCGATTGATAGCATCTTGCAGTGCAGCAGAATCGTATTGTTCGCCAGCCTGACCCGCTGTCAGCAGCTTTTGAATATCAGCATAGTCAGCAGCAGCCATTGCAGGAGCAGCTTGTCCAGCAGCCATTTGACGGGCACGTTCAGCCTCAGCCGATCCGTAAGCCAGTTGACCACCTTGCTCTGCCAAAGCCCTAGCGAATACGTCTTGCGCCCGGCCTTCTTGTTCAGCCTGAGCAGCAGAGCCATAACGACCCATTGATGAAGCCTTAGACTGAAGACCTTGGACACCCTCTGTGAATGTCTCACGGGCCTGACGATTTACACCAGCCAAAGCACCCTCTAGGAATGGATTAACGCCCCGTCCTTGAATCGTAGCTAGTTGCTCTTGCTGTGCAGCCCGAACCAGCGGAGAACCAGCCATAGCCCTTTCCTGAGCCATTTGCAGAGCTGATTGCGTAGCCTGAGAAGGGGAGACGTAGGTCTGACCGGGGAAGAAGCTAGGTGTTCCAGACTCGTAAAGACGCTTGCCTTCTTCAAGTCCGTAGGTAACATACGGCTTGATTGTTGGATCAATGCTCGTAGTCGTTGTGCTCTTTTGAGTACCGCCGCCACCACCCATATTACACCTCGCAAATCCATTGTCTAGGACGAAAACCAAATTGTTTTGCCCTGCGCTGCCATCCCTGTCGATGGCTAGAGAAAGTTAAGTATTTGACATTTCCTTGACTACAGATGTCTTTTATGTATTTTAATCCAGATTCCACAATTTGATAATTATTTTCTAACGTCCAAGCCGCCCATAGGTGCATCGTATCGCCCATAGGTTGCAGGATAAAGAAGCTATTAAAGTGGTTATTCTCCAGTCCTACCCACAGCATTGCCTTCTGGTTAAAGCAGTCTGTGTACACATCCTCCGTTATCCAATTTTCTGGACTGCGTATTTTTATTTTGTCCAAACCGGGGCGCACACTAGGCCACCAGTTACGCAGTTGATCTACAGGGATATATCTAAACTCCATTAGCCCACCACAATGTATCCATAAGTTTTATTAGCCGTATCGTTAGCCCAGTGCGTAAGGGTAGCACTACCTTGCTGTTTAGCGGAAACATATACATTGGTTGTTGCACTAGGAGCAACATAAGACGCAGTTACGATAGCCGATGGAACTGCCGGTCTGGTAGGGCTTGCGCTAGTGTCAAAATGCTCAATAGAAACCCCGACATCAGTGGTGCGCCACATAATCTCAATATAATCGTTAGCATTTAATTCTAAGAAGAAATTAAGTGCAGCAATCAGGTGAGAAGGATCGCCGGAGCTTTTTCTAGCTGGCAAAGAAAACCTGCTATTAGAATCCGCAATATTAGTACCGTTTTTACGGAACCATATATCTACGTCCTGAGTGTCGTTTGTCGTATTCTTGAATTGAATAGAAAACTGGATGTTATAAACACCGTAGTTTCTGACATTTATTCTGGAGGAACTAGAAACGTATACGCCACTACTATAATCTGTTGTATTTAATGTAATAGTATAGGCTGTTGTCGTATTGGCAGCTACTTGATCTGTAGAGTCTTGGAAAGCCCCATATGGAGCCGCATCAGCCTCAGCAGCATCAGATACCGGGACAAAGAATATCAGGCTGTCGTAGCCTATACGCTCGTCGTTAAGGGTGGTTGTAGTCGCATTACCAGTGGCTAGGGTAATCAGACCAGTATTATTGGTCTTCCCGTCCATAATCCCACGAACGATCTCAGCAACACCCCGAGGATCGCTACCAAATGGCGGTAAAGTACGGAACTGGGTCATCTGTCACCCTGTTTAACAACGTCAAACTCTAAACCTACGGCTGTCTTCCAGCTAGTCCCAGTTGGAGTCAGTCTCAGCCTGTGATATTCACCGTTAGACCGCAAGCTCACACGGTTTTCTGCGTCTGGAGACACATCCGAGCCAAATTCCACCGTCTCAGCAAGATTATCGCGGCTAGAAACAGCTATCGAACCACTGCCATTATCTACAATAGGCTTTGCCAGCATTATTGTAGACCGGCCTATATCAATATCACCCGTTGATATATTGGCAGTCTTAGGCTGGCCTGAGAAAGATATGATTTTCTCGCCACTTACCCCAGCAAACAGCAACTGACCACCGGCGAAAACACGAGAATCCAAGGAAATCTCAAGCGCATCAATGCTTGAATTGTAGTTATCCACCTGCTCTAGTGTCGCGGATGGTGTTAATATGTAAGCAATAGAATTAGCTGTGGTATCAGCGTAAGACCATTTGTTTAGGTCAATCGAAAACATCAACAAAGACTTACCGCCAAAGGTATTGTTAAATTTCCATATTACTAATTTAGTAACAGGATCAACCGTAGCACTCATGCCGGTAGATATTTCGCTCGGCACTACATTATCAAAGAACCAGCGGTTTACCTTCTCAGAGCCTATATTTTTTGTAGTTTGACCGTCGCAAACATAGAAGCCATCGTCTGCAAGGAAATAGGTCAAGTTACCGTACTGAGCAATTGATCCGTTAGAAATACAGCCCAAAGACCGGCTAATAGCATCAAACTGAAAGAAGAACGGCGAACCAACATAGCTCATACGGTAGATAGCACGTTCCAAGAAGATCAGCCCGTACTCACCACCTGCCAATCCAGTAATATCACCGCCTTCTGGCAATATCTGACTATCAGCCTGAGAAGCAGCACCGGGAGTCCAGTCTGTCTCGTCATTCAAGTCTGACCAGTAAACCTTGCTTGTGTCACTACCGTCGTTAGCAGCCACCACAAAGTCACGCACAACAGTTACGTATTTAGCAACAGGAGCAGCAGCAGCTAGATCAGCAAAGTTAGTCGATGAATTAAGCGTCCATGCTTGCAGCTTATTTATACCATTAGCTAAGACCATCACCGGGCCAAATTGCGTCACATCCCAACCATCTACTGCCGTGTAACCTGTAGTCGTAGCCGCATCTAAACCAGCATCACTGCTATCAAACTTATAGATCTGAGTCGCACTAGCCGCAAACAGTGAACTAACCCCATCGAACTTACCCGCAAAAGTAATCAGTAGATTAGCTCCAGCAGCGTCAGAGTAATCAGCCTCACTCTTAACCGGCGCATAACCATTAGCAACTGGATAACAGTTCTTTGCATCCGTTACAGCCCCAGTAACACCCGGCTGATCTGGCAACCACTCACCGAATAGAATCTTTTGCATTACTGCCTCGTCCAAGTATTAGACCCGCTAGATTGCGTAGTCCATGTGTTCGGTACTTCTGTAACTGGAGTCCATTCACCAGATCCAGCAACCACCGCAGTCCATGTGTCCTCACCCGTAGTAACACCCGTCCAGTTCGTAGCGTCAGGAACTAAATCAGACCATTCCTCACCAATAATCTGGCCTGTAGCAGCACATACCGTTACGACGTTAATAGAGCCGTTTCCAGCCCATATCGCAGTTGGGTAGGCCGATACATTAGCAGAACAATTAATAGACCCAGAATCGCTATAAAGCACTCCTCCGATTGCTGTGACTGTAGCCTGACCATTTATGCTTCCTGAGCTAGTCCTAATCCTAATAGCATCAGATGCAACAGCAGCCGAACCAGATATAGCGCCAGATGACGTTCTAATCCTTATCGGCACACCAGTTACAGTTGCAAAACAAGTAATAGATGCAGCAGAGCCTTTTAATACCGATGCCGCAGCGGAAACACTAGCATTTGCCGTTACTGATGCACTTCCAAACTCAAGGATTGCATCGCCTTCAGCGTAGCCGTATTCCCAATAGTCATAGACAACGTATTGAAGGCTCATTATTTAATCAAACCCCTAGTGCTGCTTTAATCTCATCAGGTGTTGCGGCTGCGTCAATCTCTGCCTGAATAGCGGCATACTTATCACGAATTACTTGGCGTTCGGCTTCTGCGGCTTGCGCGTCCTTGCCGGGTATCTGCTTCATAATCACTGTATCCAGCGGAGCAAATTCTTTCTCACGATTAGCCCGACGAATCTCATGTCCGATAGCTTTGGCTTTATCAATATTTACGATAATCATTGCACGACCTCTGAGAATTCATTGCTCTCAGCACCAACACCATCAGGCTCTGTAATGTCTGCTTCCCATGCGTTACGGAAGGTGCGGTCTGTTGGCATATCACTAGCATTGATAATCTTGTACGGCACTCCAGCAGGTACGTCCTTGGCTGCAATTTCTTCGATGGGGCGCATGGCAAGACACTCAGGCGCTGGGGTTAATATGCAGATACCGCCGTTGTCGTTAGGGTAAATTATTAGTTTCATGATTAACCTTTAGCGGAAAATAGACAAACTAACATAAGTGCAATCAACCGCCGTATTCCCGCTAGCGTCTACGGCGCGTATCCTGACGGATCCGGTGGCAAATTCGAAGTCGCTGCCGCTATTATTAACGCCGCTTATACTTGTAGAACCACTACTGCCTGCGCCAGAAAGACCGCTGATTGCATAGTTTGCATCCGGCATCGCAGTCGCAAAGTTCACCGTGTAGTCGCCCGCAGCATTATCCGCAACACTTGATACGTTCCCGCTGGCTCTAATGGTACTGCGTACCAAAGTTACGTTACCACTTGTTGTTCTTGATGCCTGAGTAACGGTAAATGTATTTACTCCAGTGACTGTCACTTCATAAATACCATCAACCGCAGTGCCAGAAGTAATGTCTAAATAGACGCTATTTCCAGTAATTAACCCATGTGCTGTAGCGGTAACAGTAACGACTGTGCCGGTTTGTGAATATGTACCAGTCAAGTTGCTGGTAGCGGTACCATTAAAGTTCACCCATGCACGACAACCGTAGGCAGTAGCAACAGAGCCGTAGCCGGAGTTAAAGCGCAAATCACCTGTGGATGTAAGGCGCATCTGCTCCGTAGGCGTACTTGCACCATCAGCCGTTGTACTAAATACCAAACGACCGGGCATATCGTTCGTGCCGGGAGTTCCGTCTACCTGACCAAATATTGCTGCGCCGGGAATGAAATTTGTCGCATCATCACCATTAAATTGAATTGCCCCAAGACTGTCACCACTTAGGACAACACCTTGCGTTCCTATTGTTCCCGATCTTGATTTTGAAAGATATATTGCTGGAGGGCTGTTAGCTGATGCCCAATTTGTCTGTGCAAATCCTGCGGTTGAAAGTGATGCACCTTGTAATTGAATTTGCGGAGTTCTTGCTGTTCCACCAAAGTCATAATAATTAGACAATGCAACGGTATATCCGTCAATTATTCTGCCATTTGCATCAACCACAAACGGCGTACTGTCTGGGTTCGTGCTGTCCTCAACCACCAGCGCATTGCCTGTGCCAGTCTGCGTGATGCGGAGTGCATCTTGCGAAGTCGCATCAACAATGTTTAATCGCGCGCCCGGCGAACTTGTACCAATCCCCACGTTGCCGGAGGAGTCGATACGCATGCGTTCAGTACCAGCAACACCGCCAGTGCCAGTACCAAATGCTAAATATGCCGCTGTACCGCCTTGGGTGTACGCCTCAATATATTGGCCGTTTTCGACAATTTGATTACCAAAATAAATTCTTTGATAGCCAGAGCTTCTCGACAAAATGCTTAAGTTTGCATTGCCGTTAGCCGTATCGTTCTTTGAAAATATGCCAACGGTGTCTGCACTAATGCCGCCAGTTGGGGTCACATAACTTTTAGCAGCGTGTAGCAATGCTGCGGGCGAACTCGTACCAATCCCAAGATTTCCTGAGGAGCTTAGTCGCATAGACTCAACACCACCCTCGGAGAACGCAATCGTATCCGCAGCAGGGAAGAAGACACCTGTGTTGGTATCGCCTGATGTTGTAATTGCTGGGGCAGCAGCAGTACCCGCGCCAAAAGTTGCTGTTGTAATCGTTAAGGAAGCAGCAGTGTTTCCTGATTGCAGCTTATCTGTGTTTAGGTTCGTAAAGTTTGCGTCCACCTCATTGTGGGTTAGCGCACTACCTTTACCAGCCCTTGTTACGATAGTGGACATTTACAATTCCTTATGCCAAAGTCACAGACAGCGAACCAATAGCAATCTTAAAGATGTCTCCAGTATCAATCGTCTTAGATGTATCCAGAGCAGTGTGATAAAGCAGGTTGCCACTGGTTAGCGCATCTTCAATACCGATCCAGCCTACAGTCCCCCATGAGGCTGTAGCTTGTGGGAACTCAATGGCAGCACTGTTTGTACTAACGCCATTACTGGGAGCGCCAAAAGTAACAGACTGACGAGCATAAGAGCCGCCAGAGACTTCTGTGCCGGTATCAGCATCAGTAGGATTAGACGTATAAAGACCGACATAAACAGTAGTAGGTGCAGTGTAAGTCGTACCCCGCAAAGTACCGTTAATCAGAGCGTTTTCCAGATAATTCGACATTTCTGCCATGATTTACCTCACGTTATAAGACATTGCCATAGGCTGACCGCTGTACTCACTAGCTTGGTCAGCATTAGATATAGAAGTGATAGAACGGTCATACAATGCGCCCCAGACCTGCAACCTAGCGTCATTCATCAGATACGGTTCAGCCTCTCCTAGCGCCCCATACAGCAGCGCATCAGGGCAGTTAGCCAAGAAGACATTACTTGCATTGGAGTCACTCAGCAGAGGAGGCTTGGCGTAGTACAGCATCTGAGCCTGATAAGCCGTATCAGGGATAGGCGCGAACTGAATCTCTGAAGCCAAGACCGTGTAAGTCCGTGGGATACCTGCTTCAGTAGCCCGTGTGCTTTGATAGAAAGTATTAGGGGACTCATACGATACCGAGCTAATCGGAGTCGTATTAAAGTGGATGTCCCGCATTTCAAGGAAGTCGGTAGGCAGTCCCACCGTGGGATCACCGCCAGTCGTGTTAGCCGTAGCCACCACCAGCATCTGACGGATTCTCAGGTCACGACGCAACCGTTCCTCAGCCAGACGGATGAAGTCAGGGATTACTGAGTTCAGATCGCTACGAGCTAGGTAGCTGGCTATCGTAGTCTTTAGTTCACTATAGCTCGTCAAGGCCATGACTATTTCCCGTTGTTATGCGCCTCAATAGCGCCTTCTTCTACATCTTCCCATCGATACTCGTATGTACCAATGTGACCGATATGCTTGGAAAGGCTGTGATCTACATGAGTCTGGAACCCGGCATCCAAGGCTTTGATGCAGAAATGCACATCCTCGCCAATAATGCCCTTAGATCCCCAACCCACATCAAACCAAGGCTTAGGCACTTTCTCAAACACTTCCTTGCGAATCATCACCACACCAAAACCAACCGCTGTAACAGGCTCTATACCTTCCTTGCCCATCGAATCAACCTTGTGCCAAGCGTGACGAATAATCTTGCCCTCGTCATCCTTCTCAATCTCAAGGTTCAAAGCAGTCGGTAGCGTAGGCTTACGTCTCGTTACCGCATTGACCCCAACAATCGGAACCTCACGACTTAACAAAATGTCAATCGTGTCACTAGGAAACCGCATATCTGAGTCAATGAACAGAACCGCATCGCATCCTTCTTTGAGAGCAGCATCTACTAGCTTCTCCCTCTGATCGAATATCAGCGTTCCTGCCATTGTGTACAGCTTTAGGCCGTTACCATCTTGAGAACACCTATGCTTAGAATCTCTGCCCACCATCTTGGCAAAGTCAAATGCAAAAGAGGTGTGAACCTCGTCCCTTGCTGGTACGCATACGCCTACAATCATTAGTTCCCCTTAGAGATAGTTCCGCGATAAGTCTTCCAAACAGCATTATCAGGATTATTAAGCCAACTGGCAAACGCTGCGTCATCCACAATGCTAAAGCCCTTCATGATGCCCATCTTGTTCAAGTCATCAATGACCGTGAACGGGATTCTGGCTACATGGTGCATTTCATTGAGATGCCCAGTTCTTTGCTTATCAAACTCTAATTGAGCCTTGTTAGCCTCAATGATCTCTGATACATCCTGTTTAGTCTCGATGACGATACCGCCATCACCATCCGCGTGTACTCTTGTATCTCTAAAGTCCGTCATAAGTTCTCGATGTGCGACCAAGTTCTACCAGTTCTAACCCCTCGGATGCAGTTAGGAGAAACCCCTAGTTGCCTTCCAAGTGCTGCATGGTTTAGTGTGCTTGATCTAATCAATCTTACCTTTTCGGCATCTAGCAGCGATTTCCCGTTGCCTTCACCTAAAGGTGCTACTACTACTTTACGACCCTTTCGGATCATGTCATCAGAATTTTCTTTCGGCGTTCCAATAGACAAATGATGAGGATTTACACAACTAGGATTATCGCATTTGTGCATAACGTACATACCATCAGGTATATCTTTTTTATTATGCAATCGCCAACTAACCCTATGTGCGCCATCCGATCCATCAACCTTAGCGCCTAAAGATATTCTGCCGTAACCATTAGGAAGAAGTTGCCCAGTCCAATGCCAACAATCATCTTCAGACTTCTTATCAACAAACCGCCAGAATCTTTCCTCTAATGTTCCTCGACTATATTTTTTTATTTCGGTAGTTCCGTGAGTCTTTTGCCTTACATAATGCTTGTAGCACAACCCAAGACTTATTACCCTCACGGAACTATCACAACCATCGACTAAGCATTTCATAAAACCTCCCATGAATAATCACAGGAGGTATTATATATCCTAATCCATTAAAGTGCCATGTTCAAGTCCGCAATTATGCCATGCGCGGCTTCATTCTTAACTTCCAGTGTGCACTCGACCAAGATCTGAGTCTTGTCAGAATCGCCAGCCTTAGCCAGTTCGTTAGTCATGAACGGACGCAGGTAAGCGATAGCTGCGTACTCAGGATCAAGGATCAGAGCATCGCGGGTACGCATGAAGCGGTTAGGAACCACCGACATATTGCCGAAGTCACTGACGTAGATGTCAGCAGCACCGATAATTGTCGAAGGAGCAGCACCAGTCACGTTGAAACGAGTCTCAGCGATACCAGTGAACGAGCTAACCTTCTGCTTACCAGTTGCACCAACCATCAGCACTTTAGGCGAACCACCGGAAACAAACACTTCTGCCACGACTTCTTTCAGCAGGGCTTCAGTGAAGGTACGGGTGTTACCGTCAGTACGGGTAGACACGCCGATAGTCGTTGGGTCACCACCGTTGGTCTGAGCCGACGAGTTGGTCTTGATCCACGACAGGAGCGAGCCCATCTTACGAGCGTTAGAACCGTCACCAGCCGAACGACCCTGATTCGACAGCAGGATGGTTTCCAGATCGCGCTTGATCTCTTGCGAAGCCTTAGCCAGCTGATATGCCTTCTCAGACTTGCGACCAGCCTTGTTCACTGTGTCCAGAGTGCCGGAGACCTTGATAGTCTTCTGCAGAATCTGGGTGTAGTTACCAAGACGAACAGTCGGAGACAGGGTAGCGTCCGAAGCGTCAGCACCTTCAACAGCAGCGTTAGCGGTAGTAGCGGCTGCAAGGGTGTCGGTCTGCCACTCGTGGTAAACAGCCGTAGCTTTCGTCTTGCCAATCGAAGACATGAAAGGAGTCTCGGTTGGGCTGATGTCATAGATAACATCGGTAAGGTCTTCGCGCTGACCAATTGCGCTGTGTGCGGTATAAGTTGCCATGATCTAATTTCCTATAAGAATCGTTCAAATACACTTGCGGCATCTGCCACCCGACCGGATGACTTCGCTCGCGCTTTAAGTTTCTTCAGTTCCTCGCTATTACTGTCTCGTGGCTTAGAAACACCGGGCTTCAACACCTTGGGAGCCTCTTGCACACGCTTATTAACAGCAGGCTTGCTTGACTGTAGCTTGTCGTATTGCATAGCCTTATACAGCGTCAGAACTGCTCGGGAATCGAACACATTAGCCAATTCCTCATCAGAGAACCCCATCTGCTTACCGTATGTGCGAATGTCCTTACGGATTACTTCGCCCTTAGACGGGTCAGCAAACTCAGGTATCGCAGCAACTAGCTTCTCAGACTCCGCAGCAACCATCTGCCGCATCTGCTGTTGCCTGTCATATTCCTGCTGTTGCGAGATTCTCTCCCGTTCAGCACGAACCTGCGCTAACTGCTTCTCCCTCTGAGACAACTCAGCGACCTTCACGGCATAGCCAATCGGGTCAGTCTCTTTCAGGTAGTCCAGATCCTCTGCTTGTTGCGGCTGGTTTATCATCTGCTCGATAAGTTCCAACCTTTGCGCGTACTGATCGCGCATAGCCTTAGCCTCTTGAACCGCTTGGCGCTCGGCCTCAACCGCCTTGCGTTCCTCAGCTACAGCTTGCGATTTCTTGGTATAGTCAGTGCCAAGTTGATAAGACTTGATGAGTTCATCTAGGGTTACCTCCCGTTCTTCGCCAGCGGCTTTGACACGGAATTTCTGAGGCTCCTCTGACTCATCCTCGCCATCTTCTTGTTCTACCTCCGACTCATCTGAATACTCAGGCTCATCAGATTCGGCATCGCTATCGTTGGCCTCTAGTTGGGATTCCGGTTGTTCCTGTTCGGAGCCTTCTTCACCACCCATAAGACCCAAGATAGCGTCAGCTGCACCACTTACACTTAACTCACCACTACCCTCAGGTGTCGTGTTTTGAGTATCGCTCATTTATGTTTCCTAAATTATATCGGGAACCGCCCGACACGGGTTACAAAATCTTCATCCTTTTCTCGTCGATCATCTTCTGAGCAGCGATGCCGTCGAGATAGGTTTCAATGGATTCCAAGACTCGGAGGCGCATATACGCTTGTTCCCTAGTCTCAATATCCGCATAATCACTCATTGCAAACTTGTTAATCTCTGTGCCTCGGAGTTCTTCCATCATCTCCTGCCACATCGGTTCCCGTAACAGGTTAATAGCCCACTGTGCTTTATCCACCAGTCAGGCTCCCTAGTTCTTTAATCGTCTTCAGTACAATCTCAGCCTGTTTGTTACGTGTAGCCTCATCAGCCAGATCCATTGCCAGAACCGCTTGCAGTTGCTGTACTGCTAACTGAGCCTCCTTGATACGAATGTCAGCCTGATCCTTCTGGTTCTTCATCTGCATCTCAATGCCCTTGCGGGTGAACTCAGCCTCTAGCGTCTGACGTTCCAGATCCAGCTTGGCAGCATCAATCTGCGACTTAGCTTGTGTCTTCTCACGCTCTACGTCTGCCAGCATCTTAGCCAACTCAGCCTGAGCATCAGGAGCAGGTGGCTGTGGCTGCGACAACTGAGCATCCATCTCAGGGCTAATCTCGTTCATGAAAGCATTAGCGTCCTTAAACCCTGCTGCCTCAATGAACCTAGCCAATGTGTTCCGGTACTGACCAATCGACACCAGAGGATTAGACGGGCCATACTGCTGAATGATCTGTTCCTGCTTGGCAAGAATCATCTGGAGCATCGTCAGCTTCTGATCCCGGTCACCTGAACCCAGACCAACATTGACCGACACATCGTACTCATTGTTCCAAGTGCGAGGATCAAACTGCACGTACTTGCCACGCATACGGACGATCTTAGGCTTGTCCTGATACTTGCCCAACAGATGCAGAATCCCCTTAAACAGGCTCTTAACGCCAGTCTCAGCAAAGATACGGGCAATCAACTCCAGCTTGCCAGAGTTAGACTTCATCATCGCAGCAACAGCAGCAGCCGTTACGTTCGACAGCACATCTGGGTCGAGACCTTGTTGCGCGTCATTAACGCCAGTGCGCTTGGCCTGTACCTGATCCATGTACTCCAGCATCGGCTGTGCCTGACCGAACGTAGACTGGACAGATAGCGGAACCAGAGCGTTAGGGTTCTTCATACGCACAATACCGCCCGGCGTAGCGTTCAGCAGGTCATCCAGATTTACCTGACCATCAACAGCACCAACACGGTTATTGTTCGTCAGATACAGGTTATCCAGAGACTGACGAGTAATAGTGGACTTGATAAGCTGGATGTCCATAGTCCGATCTGCCAGAGACTGACCGAAGAACTTATGGGGAATAGGGATAGGACAAATGCTGTGGAACGGGATGTAGTCACATTCTTCATCTTCAAGGATTTCCGAGCCGCAGTAGACAATACGATGCAGTTCGGCAATACCGTCTTCATCCTCGTCAATCCGTATATAGCACTCGTACACCTCTACCGTCTGCATGGCAGGGTCAAGGCTCTGTGCCTCATCTGGCTGTTCACCTTGGTCAAAACGAGCAACGCGCTCAGGGCTGAACGTCAGGTCATCATAAGAAGGTAGCGTATCTACGATGTCTTTATCGTAGCCAAGCGCAATCAATTCTGACCGCTGCATTAGCTTTCGATGAGCTACAAAAGGAGCGTCCTCAATGGTTCTAGCAGCCTTGGAGATCAAGAACTCCTCAGGAGGCACGTTCTCAATCTTTACGGAGCCGGACTTCTTAACCCGCTTGACCTCGATCTCATAGACAGGAGCCATAATCGGCTGGCCCATCATATCGATACCGGCCTCAATGAACTCGACTTCTTGCTGGACAACCTCCAAAGACTCATCCGATAGCAGCAGGGCTACCTCATCCTCAGTCAGGTTCTTGTATTCTTCTTTGGTAACGTCTTCAGACTCATCCCAGTAGGACTTAACTACGCCTACCTTCTGGAGCAGGGCATCCTTAAACCAGTTATGCAGGATCAGCAGACCTTCGTTCTCACGGTAGAACACCCAGTTGCAGTAGTCTGTAGCCTGTTTGGCAGACTCCTCAGCGTCCGCACTCTTAGGCTCAAAGTAGACAATATCCTCAGTCGTAGTAAAGACTCGGATAAGTTGTGGCAGCGCACCATCAATGGCTTCAGCTACCTCGCCAGTAACTATCTGGCTACGGCCTTCTACCTCGTTCCCATAAGGATTGCGAAGATAGTAATCTAGCGCCCGGCGGCGTTCTTCTGTAGTCTCGGTCTCGATGAAGCCGATTGAGTTATCAATCTCAGCTTCAAGGATACCCTTGATCGTGCCTTCATCCATCTTCATAGCAAACCCTTACAGGAATTTTGCCTATTATACAACCCATTTGGTATTGATAGGCAAGTCTGATGACCATGAAACGTCGCTCTCGTCAAGCCCAATAGCCAAGTATCTGAAAGCGTCTGAGTAATGGCTAGACCAGTCGTGCAGTGGCTTATCGTAGAACACCTGCTGCTTCTCGTTGTATTCCCGGCGGTAGTTGCGTATAGCGTCTAGGCCAGCCTTAGTCTTGTGGTCAAACCAGCATCTAGGCAGGATACGCCTGACAGCCTGTATTCCATCGGCTACAGACAGCCTTGGGGCCACGGTAATCTCTAGCCCAGCCTCTTGCAGCACTTCCTTACGGCTACGGCCTGTGCCTAGCTCCCTGACCTCAACGTCGTGTGGGAGGATCTGCCCGAAGTCTTCGTACCTATTCTCTCGCAGCCACGATACATACCAGTCCAGACCGACCCCGTGGTTTTCGACGCAGTCAATAAGCCTGATTTCCTTGCCAGCCAACTGAGCAACCCATAGGCAAGTAGAGTCACCCATGCCAAGATCCCAAGCAACAAAAGACCGGCAAAGGTCATCCCGGTCAATAGTCGTGATTCTGCTCTTGGTTTCGAGATCGTTAATAATCTGACCATAGTAGCTACCCTCGACTGCTGCGTTAAAGGAACACTCAAACTCTTGCTGGTACTTGTCCTCGCCCATCTCCTTGCGAGCGCCCCAGAGTTCCTTCTCATTGAGGATACCTGTCTCGCTGGCCCTGAACTCAAGCAGCTTCCAGCCCTCTGCTGTCTGTGCCCTATCCCTGAAATCAGCAAAGTGGTTCCGACCCTTAGGCGTACCAATGAACAGACACCACGTAGGAGCCTCGTCTGAGTTCCTATCTGCTAACGCTGGCCTGATGACCTCGTTCCAGATTTTAGGGTTTTGGTCTCCGATCTCATCCAGCACCACGCCATCAAAATACTGCCCACGGAGACTATCAGCGTTATCAGAGCCGTAAAGACTAATCCGTCTGCCCCAAAAGTCCACCCTGAGTTCTGATATGTTTGCCACTGCTCCCAAAGGACGAGTGAACTCAAGCAGATAATCCCAAGCGACACGCTTAGATTGAGCATAAGTAGGCGCAATATAAGCAAATCGAGGGTTTGGTTTCTTGCACTCAATTGCGGCCTTAATCAGGTGATTGATGGCGCTTACAGTTTTGCCCATACGACGATGGGCCACTACGACCGTAAACCTGTGGTTATCTACTGCCTCGTGGATAGCTAGCTGCTGCTCCCTTGGCTTGTAGGCAATCTCGATTACTTCTGCCATGTGACCACATGCTCTTGCGGCCCACCATCTGCGCCTGTGACCTCAGTCCTAGCCAGCTTAGGTATATGGTACTCAGAGAGCTTCTGGATAATGTCCAATGCCTTATGAGGATCCTTGTCAGCCACCTCATTAAGCCATCTATCCATGTTAGGAGCATTGCGCTCCAGTAGGTTAGCAATGGCCTCTCTTACGATGCCTGTAGCCTTATTAGGCATACCCTTAGGTCTACCCGGCCCTGCTAATCCTTTGCCGATTTCTGGCGTTTTAAAATCGCTATTTGTTTCCATAATTGCATTATCCTTTGGATGTCATGCTTCTATAAATTATTATTTTTTGTTGTTTTACGCAAACTTTCCCAAGTTGGCATCTTATATTCCAGCAATAAAAATAATCTTTTTTGCAAGTATTCATTTTAATGTTTTTGGAACTCTCATCATTACTGGTTCACCAATAATATTGACTGTTTCTCCAGTAGGCTCAAATCCAAACTTTTTATAAAAATTAACTAACTTGTTTAAACTTGTCTTTTTATCAAGTGGGCTTGCATCTAGTTTAATAGGTATTCCACTTTCATCTGCTCTTTGCACAATTTGATTCATTGCCTCAGTAGCTGATCCTTGCCCTCTTTTTAATTGAGGAGTTCTTAAACTAAATATTTTCAATATGCCATCATCGCCAAGTTGATAAGAAACTGTACTGTTTCCTATTTTTTCATCAACTATTCCAGACTGAAAAGGCTGTCCCGTTTGCAACAAACCAGTAGGCTTAATACTTCCCTGAAATTGCGCCAGATTAAACATTTTCTGCATATACGGACTGTCAAACGTATCCGTACCAGCTTGCTCCATAGCCCTTTGTTGGGCAACTTCTTCAGGAGTCGGGAAATACCTAGCCGTAGCCGATCTAGCGAATTCCATTGGATTACTGACAAGCAGACCTAAACCGGCTTGAGTAGCCTGTTTCTGCCGATCAATAGCACCCAAAATGCTTGTCAATAATCCGTCAGCCATAAAATACCTCGTACATATCCGGCCTGTTAGCCTTTATCCACTCTCGTGGCTCCTCATGGCATTTCTTGAAGTCTGTGCCTACTGTCTGGCTTCCTGCATGATGCACATAAGCCCGGCTGACGAAATGCCTGTAACCCGCTTCTAGCAGGTCATGACATATTATATTATCGGAATACCAATTCGTGCTAGGAAACTTGGCCGCATCCCATGCCTTCCTGCTTATGCTGGCAAAGATAGGGGCGATTACTCCCGTTGGCTTTATATATCCTTCGCTTTCCCACTTTAGCCCAGCTCGCTCGTCTTCTTCTATCGGAAACCTAATGTTCTGGTCTGGCAATACGTAGTCCGATCTTGCACCCAAGATTCCGAGATTTATGCCCGTTGATTCCAGAATTTCCGCATCTGCCGCCAGTAGCTTCATAGTGTCTGGGTTTAGCACCACATCATCATTACTGAGGATTACTGAGTCGTACTTGCCATGCTCAAAAGCGTAGTTTGTAGCTACATTGTAAGCATCGCCAAAGTTATCAGCCTGATTCGGCCTCCACACCAGATTAGGCAGGATACTCTTAGCCCTGTGCCATAACTCCAGACTATTCCCAGATAGGTATACAGGGATCGATGGCGCATATACCCTGATTGACTCCAGCAATACCGTAATGCCGGGATTCTTGACCGTACAGATGACTATTGCTTGCACAATGTTACCTTCATGGAATCTACCGCCCTCGGTGTTCTCAGAATTTCCTGATCGGGAAGTCCAGCCTCAGACATCTCTGTGCCCAGCTCTGTCAACTTAAACTGCATCTCTGTCAGCTTAAAGCCCTTGTCCCAGCCCAAATACCAGCACCAGTCAGTGTAATACAGCCAACTGTTCTCATTAAAAGCACGTACGTGCGTAGGATCTTGCCATGCGCCAAGGCTTAATTCATACGGAACAGAAATAACAAATTTCCCGTTCGGGATTAATAAGTTTCGGCAGTTCCTCATTGCGCTAATTAAGTCCGGTATATGCTCTAAAACGTCATTTGCGACGATTTCTTCAAACATCTCAGGCTTAATCTTGATCTGTCCGAATCGGGTTTCTATTAGCTCACCCCATTGAACCTTTGAAATGTCGCATACCCAGTCAGGATTTACCCTTGCCTGAATGTCTGAGTTTAGACAGTCTTCTCTCCAGTCCTTGCCGGAGCCTAAATTAAGGGTTAAGGGCTGCAATTAGATCCTCTACGTTATCAGAACACAATAATGGGATTAATTCTTTGATTCGGCTATCAGGTAGATTCCACCACGGATTTTGCAGTAGCCTCTGTATCTGGTCTTCAGTAAACCGTAGCTTTAATACCTTGGCAGGATTGCCGCCAACAATAGCATAGGGAGGCACATCCTTAACCACTACGGACTTAGCCGATATGACAGCGCCATCACCGATATTAACACCGGAAAATATGGTAGCGCCTGATCCTATCCAGACATCGTTGCCAATGACAACATCACCCTTAGTCGCTGGATGCCCTTTGCCATGCCAAGGGAATATCTCTGTATTGATGTGACCAAACGGATAAGTCGTTACCCAGTCAGTTCTATGATTACCACCAAGGAACACCTCAACATTGTCAGCAATAGAGCAAAAAGCGCCGATTAATACATCAGCGCCCTCACCCCAATCCCTAACTCGGATGTTTTTAACCCCGTAGGTGTGTTGCATTACTTTTTCTTGTTTCGAGCAGAGATAGAAGCAGCTTTCTTCTTGGCATCGGCCTTACTGCTGGCTCCCCATGCTCGTAAAGACAGTAACAAACGAGTAGGCTCACCATTAGGTTTCTTCTCCGGGCCGGGCATACCACCCATACGGGCTAAGAAGCTGGCTCTACGTGGATTGTCTCCAGACTTAACCGGAGCCTTCAGGTCAGAACCGGGATTCTCAGCCTCATAAGACTTACGGCCTTTTTCGTTGAGACCGCCTTTAGGATTCTTCCCGGTCTTCTTCGTCCATGCTGCTGCCATATTCTTCCTCGCTGTCCAATTTAGCCATCTTCAGCATTGTCTTCTGCTTATTGGTCATAGGCTCAGTTATTGGGCCACCTACCAGCCAAGCAGAACAGGTACGGTCAGCCGCACACTTGAACTCAAATAGCTCACAATAGCCAAGCTCTGACTCTGCCACTACCTCATTGGCATAAGTCTCATCATCCGACTCCTCACCCTGAATACCCTTGATAATACATTCCATCATCTCAGGAGTCTGGATAAATGCAGCACAATTACCGCAGCGCATTGTCTGTGCATTGTCTGGAGTAGTAGCCCATTCCTCAGCACGTTTATCCCAGAAGTCTTCAGGCTCCTCTGGGTTTGCCGGGCCATAGCCTACGTTCTTAAATGCCCAGTTTCTATTGGCAATATTAAGCTGGATGTCTGAGCAGACTTTGGGACAAGTTTTCATTTTTTAGCTTTGTTCTTGGCAGTGCGAGAACCACGTACAGGCATCGCAGTCTTAGCTGCTTGCTTAAAGTCAGCCTTAGTCGGTGCGCCCTTAGTGCCCAGCTTCTTCATCTTCTCGCCTGAACCCTCGGCTATGCGCTTGCGTTTAGCGTGAATTGCAGCGTAGAGACCTGTTTTCATTTCTTCTTGCCTTTCTTTTTAGCAACTCCAGCTTCGGAAAGTGCGATTGCAACTGCCTGTTTCTGAGACTTAACAACCGGGCCACCCTTGCCGCTATGGAGTTCACCCTTGCCAAACTCACGCATAACTTTCGCTACCTTCTTGGCTGCTTTGGTCTTCTTCATTGAGCAATTCCCCTAGTTGTAATTGCAGTTCCTGTTCGGTAACGCCGTAGGATCTTTCAAAGGCTTTACGGCCTAAGCCGTGATAACCTGAGTTTCCTCTGTGAT